ACACTCAAGAGCTAGTTTGTAATCAACGAATATCTGGTTGACTACTGCCAGTTTACCTGCGTTGGCAAACTTTAGTATATGTCGGCTGCTTCTTATCATTGATTTATAATGTCCTTTTATATATTAATAACTTTTAATCGGAGTTACATCTATCTTTGTTATAGTAGTAGCCGGAGCTATATCAATTACTCTAAAAAATATAGGTCGGTTATAAAATGAATCCATACCCCTACAACATGATTGCTTTCCACCTACCTGAAATTGATCTCCCCATACTACTTCAGTCGCACTTTTCCTAATACAAGGACACAAAACTGCCCATTTAGTAGCATCATTTGAATTACTTCCTGAAAATACTACTTCTAAAAATACTTCATTAGTACCAGGATCAGGTTGGTACCATTTATCTAAACATACAACTCCACTTGCAGCCTGTTCTTCTGTTACTACATCTAAGGCAGCACTTGGATCAGCAGCTTCTAATGCAGATATATTGCTTTTAACTGTTACTGTTTTACCTAATGATTTATTAACCACCTTTATTCCCCCTATATATCTATGAAATCAGTAAACTCATATATTACCTTTATTATAGACTGACTTCCTACGTTTTTGGTAAAGTTATTTAAAAGCCTAGAAAATAAATTACCTGTATCTTTTGTTAATTTTCCACTTCTTACTAAACCCACTTCTTTAAAATTAGTGGTTGGGTACTGAGGTGATAACACACTCCAATAGTATAGCTTATTATCTGCTATACTGTTTTTACATGGCAATCTCAATATTTCAGTAACTAACTTAGTATCGTTAATAGTTGGCGCAGTAGTACCAGTACCAAGTAGTATATAGTTAATCTTAGTTCCAAAGCCATGTTCGAGTATATAATTAGCCGCTAAACTTGGTATTGTCATGAGAGTGTCCCCTTGTAAACTCTATTAGCAATTGCATCAGTATCATTGCTTGTAACAACATAAAGATAGTTATTAGCCCAACACATAGCAGCATAGTAATTATTAGGGCATGCTGCGTCTACTACCACTTCATTCCAAGCCCCAAATGTTTTATCAGTATAGTATAAATGAGGATCTCCACCGGCTCCAGAATTACCGCCACAAGCAAAAAGATAACTAAACCCACCTAAATTTATAGTAAGTATTCTATTTATCCTTGTGACTGTAGCTGGACCTACTACACTTTGCCAACTACTTCCATTCACTGATATTTTAACTAAATTATCGCATGTAGCTACTAAAATACCATCAATTACATCTAGTCCTCTAACATAATGGTCTGTAGCTCCAAAACCAAAATCAACACACAATACATATTTTACAGTTGCGTTTGGAGCATATTTATAAACCATACCATTATCAGTTCCAAAATAAAGTTCACCATTGAATTCTTTAAATGAATATACATCTACGGGTCCGGCAGGTAAGGTAACTTTTAAAGTCCATGTTCCATCATCTCCACTGGGTGATTCATATACTCTACCAGTAGTATACTTAAATCCATGATATACTTTATTATTAAAAGAGCATATATCTCTTTTAGTATTATTACTTGGTGTTACTCCATAATCCCATGTACTACCATCAAATCTTGTTTTCATTGCACTACCATAAAGATCATAAGCTCCGTAATATAATTTATTATTAAATACACAACCCCTGTAAAGTCTTTTAGAATGCGATGATGTAGTAGTATGAGACACAGACCATGATAAACCTATAGGATCGTATTCATGAACTTTAACTGTATATTTACCACCACCGGTAGTTTCGTCAGCTACATATACTTTACTATTGTAAGGAATAATATCATATACTGTAGATCTACTAAAATCACTTTTAATGACAGAAAAAACGGGATTTAAAGTAACAGGAGTTTCTTTTACTATAGGTTGATAATGAATATCTGATTTAGTTTTAAACTCACCATTTAAGGTAGTAACTCCTATGGCATCAGAGTAAGTAAATGTGTCATTAATTTTGCCACCAAATTTAATAGTCAATAACTGAGGAGTATCAATACCTATATTACCTTCTAATAGAACTGGTATACGACCTTCTAAGGTATTTGTTGGCATAGGATCTAATTTAATTGTTCTTCTACTTACTATTGTTCCATTTATATCAATACACAGTTCATAGCTCCAATCGGTTGCCGCATTAACTCCTGTATCACTCTGTATTAATACTTTCCATGTAAAAATACTTCTTGCGAATATTGGTACATAAAACTCCTGAACTCCGTAGTCATAAGCAGTTATTGACGTAATACTTAATCCAAAAGCAGCTTCATTGATATAAGCAATTTGATCACTATCTTTACACCTTAGAGAATTGCAACCTATTATTAAATTATTTTTTATATATACCGAACCAATACAAAATTCACCAGCACCGGCCACTGAGGTATATGGCGAAGTACCTGATGTTTTACCACTTAATGCTATCCTAAGAGTTCCTGCTATTAATGGCGTAGATCCACTATCACTAATATAAATGTCTATAAACTGATCATTACCTACACCAGTAACATCCAGAGTGAAATCAGATTCGTCATAAAATAAATAACTAGGTCTACAAAAAACTATAGGATTAGTACTAGAACCTTTTATACTTATCTGACCTGGAGTTGAATCCCTACAAATTAGTATATTACTCTGATAGTAACTTTTAGATGCACTTAAAACGTTAGTTAGAGACTTAAGTTCTTTTATATCATCTCTAACCCTATCTTCATTCTGTGAGTCGCTACTTGATGGCCAAATTTTAACTTGTGCAGCCCCAGGTACTAATTCATCAACTCCTACACTAGCACCATCATAAGCATAAAATTGACAACTGTCACCCACTACCCATGTTCCTGATATTAGTCCGGTAAGTAATTGATTATTATCCTTATCAATCTCTATTATTCTAACTGTTTCTGTTGTTGTTCCATTGTCTAAAAGTATATTACCACGTTCTATAGCACCTTCAACTGATGATACATAAACTCTTGATACACTAAAATATGTACCATTATTGTCTTTATACTTCTCAGTAGTTGGAGTTCTACTTAGTATTGTAAAAGTATACATCTAAGCCTCGCTATCATTAACGTAATTAGAGTCTTTAACTTCTATACTTGCTTCTAGTGTGTTAATTAAAAAACTTTTACCGGTACCAACTAAATCAGCATTGGCCCTACCTGCTAGTTTAATATAATTTAAACCTGGAGCTAATGATAAATACCCCCTAATACAGAAGTTTCTTCTCCATATTTTAGTATTAACTGCCAGCGGTGATTCCCTATATCTAGAGTAAGTAACAGACGCAGCATCATTAATACTTAACCCAATATCTATATTCACTTCATCAGCAGCCTCAACACCTGACTCTATCTGACCATTAATTGACAATGATGCGATGCTAGTTACAAAAGTAGGAATGTAAAAAGTTCTAGAATCTTGTGTTATGTAAGTTGTAACAGCACTACCGATAGCAAAATTAAATGGAGTATTGTGATAAACAAATTCATTACTAGTACTCACATTTGGAGTTTCAAGACTATAAAGACCAATTATATAACTATTCTGAATATAAACACATCCAACAAGGTATTGATTAGTTACTGCACTTGTTGTAAATGGTGTAATACCAGATGCTTTTCCAACTAATAGAATAGGAAGTGTACCATCAACAACAGGTGTATCTCCGGTCTCTTCCTGAATATATATATCTACAAATTGATTATCACCAACACTCGAAACATCCAGAGTCTTAACCGCATCTTCTATAAAGAAATTATCATCACGGCCAAAGAGTATAGGGCATGTACTTGTTCCTACTATACGTATCTGGCTTAGTACTGAACTTGATTTTAATATTAGTCCCTGACTTAAATTCTTTAAATACAGAGTTGATACTTCTATTTCAGTATTTAACGCCTTCACATCATCCCTTGTTTTATTAACCCCCTGATCCGCTCTATCAAGGCTTGGGTACATATATAAACTTATTGAATTCTTAGCTAATTCTGGAGTACCAGGAGTTCCATCATAACCATAAGAAGTAATTTCAGCAAGGGTCGTATAACTTACGGTGTTAACCAATTGTTCTACTATTACGTGAGTTGCATCAACTACCTCTATTATTCTTGCTTGTTCGTCAAATAAACCTTCTGTAATTCTAACCTTACCTGAATATATA